CGGAGCCCAGCTCGTCGATAGTGTCGGAGCGCGCAATGGACTGGATACCGATGCGCGTCTCGTCGGAGCGCGGCTCGTCGTCGGCGTTGTATCCCATCTCCTTGAGTTCGCCGCGCGTCTTTCGCACCACATGCGCCACAAACGGGGAATTCTGGAAGTCATCAGCCACAACAGGCGACACGCGCATGTCTTCCGGCGCGATCGCCTCCATCTTGTACTCGCCGCGCTTGGTTGTGCGGCGGATGCGGATGTCCAGCGTGATGTTCGGCTGCAGCGATCCGTCAGGCATCTGCGTCATGCCTTGTTTGACTTCCTTAGCGACGATGTTCGCCTTGTCGCCCGCTTCCTCGATCTGCTGCACGATGTAGGTCAGCGATTCGGGATCGAGGCCGGTGTAGTTCTCGAACACGTCGCGCTCGACTTCCTCATACCAGCATTTCACGTAGCCGTTCTTCAGCATCAGCGCATCGGTGAAGAAGTCGTGCAGCACGATCACGCCATCGTTCGCGCGCATCATCAGATAGTTGACGATGTCGGTCGCCTGATCTGACTCCTGCTCGTCCTGTGGATTCTCAGGCTCGAAGCGCACCATCTCATCCGATGCCACAAACATGCGCAGAAGCTGCGGTTTGATCCATTCAATCGTGTCGCGCACCTCCGGGCTGACGATCTGGCTGCGACCTTCGACCTCGTTGCCCAGCGGACGGCCGTGGTAGTAGTCCATCGCCTGCGCACGCTCCACGTCGAGCGCGCCGTACTGCGTCGTCGTGCCGCTGGTGGCAATATTGGCGGCCTGCGTGCTGCCTCCCATCGCCGCCTTTTCGTGCATGTCTACCAGATTGAGCAGGTCACGCTCAGTCATCTGCACGGACTTGCTCATGCTTTGCGCGCCAAGTGCAATGGTTCGCGTTTCGGCTCGGCCTTGCGCTCAGCCTCAAGCGCAGCGACACGCTCGGCCAGCTGCTGCAGTTGCTCGCGCAATGCCTGCACGTCTAGCTCGGTCTGGATGCTCATACAATCGCCATTTTTGGTTGTGCGCGTGGGCGCATGAAGTCGGAACGGTCAACGGCTGCGGCCTGTGCCAAATACCGGAAGGCATCAGCGCCGTGTGAGGCCCAGTCGTGGACAGGGGTAGCCTTGAACTCGCCCAGCCGGCCGTTGTAGTCGCGCCGGTAGTGCGTCAGCGCATCAATGCCTGGCGTGCATTTGGTTTCGTCGAAGTAGCAGCGCGGGAACAGCATGCGGGCGGCGTGTATGCCGTCCTCCAATCCCATGATCTTCAGCGGCTGGAACGTGATGCCGTGCTGCCTCGCTGTGTCGATGCGCGAGACGCCTGTGGAAAACTCGCGCACGCCGATGTCGTGCGGCGCGTAGTGATCGCCGTACACGTAACCCTTGGCCTTGAGGATGCCCGCGTAGTACGGGATGCCCTCGCCACTGGCTTCGTGGTAGTCGATGACGTGAATCTCGCTGCCGATCCGCTGCCAGAACCAGATAGCGGTAGCGTCACCGACGCCCAAATCCCATGTGGTATGCACGGGTGACTCAGGCTGATATGGCACGCTGCGGAGCCGGTTGTGTATCCGCGCCTCCTTGACCTGATCGCCGTAGATCGCACCGGGTACGTCCACCACATCCCATCGCCCATCCAGCAGCGCAGCGCGCTCCTGCGGCGGCAGCTGCATCAGGCGCTCTTTGTAGCCGGTCGAGCGCAGATGCGCGTTGTCGTCGATGCGTGACGGCACGAACCGGCGCCGGAAGATGCGCCCGTTGACCTCGATCCGAACCTTTGACGCCTCGCCCAGCACCGAGAATCCCCAGCGCTCGCGTATCCACTTCGGCCCAGGGTTGCAGGTGGCCCGCATGTAACACGGGATCGCGTCGTTGGTGCTGCGCAGACGGCTGCTCAGGTACTCCCACACGTAGGGGCTGCGGAAGTGGCCCAGCTCGTCAATGCCGATCCACTGGTATTCCTGACCCTGATACTGCAGCGCGTCCGCATCGCGCTCGGCGTATCCGAAGATGATCTTCGCGCCGCTGGGAAACCGCCACTCCTTCGCCTGCTCGCTGTACTCAGCGCCCGGCACCACATGCGGATACATCGCACGGGTTCGGTCGATCAGCTCGCGCAGCTGCGGCGTCGTCTGACGGATCAGCAGGCCGCGATACTTCGGCCAGAGCACCGCTTGATGCTGCAAGCCCAGCGCGTCAACGATCAGCGCGTCCGACTTGCCACCACCGGCCGCACCACCGAACAGCACCTCATCCTCAGTCGCCGCCAGGAACTCAGACTGTTTCTGGCTGGGCTGCCAGATGATCGTCGTCATGGTCGGGAGTCTGTTTGTGCGGAACGAGGATCACGCCAAGCAGCGGCGCATCATTGGCGCCAGTGACTGTCTGGTGCAGACGGTCGCCGTAGCGCTTCGGATCCCACTTGGCGAGAAGCTTCAGGCGTGTCTCGATCTGCAGCTTGCGATGCGCGAGCATGTCGCCCACCTTGCGCTCGATCAGGTTTCCTTCCGCGTCGTATTTCGTTTCATCCCCCTCGATGGGAGTATTCGCGATGTCGAGGCATTCCTGCGCCAGCGCGTCATAGCCGTCATCCTTGGCATCCTGCGCCATCGCGTCGATAGCCGGATCAGACTCGCGCCACGCATTGAACGTCCGGCGCGAGATGCCGATGTCACGGCAGATGACGGACAGGGCAATGCCCTTGGAAAGCTGCTCGCACACCAGCGGCACGATCGTCTCACGATCGAGTTCGTAGCCTTTCGGCATGGTCAATCCTCCGCATCGCCCGTGGGGAGATGCGCCTTCTGGTGTTACTCAGCGGCGGGTACGGGGTCAGCCTTGGCCGGCGTGATGATCTGGACGGGAATGGCAGGCGGTTCAGGTGGCGCAGCGCCCACGGCATCCAACAGCTTGCCCTTGGCCGATTCCAGATCGCCCACCAGCTGCGCAGCACTGCTCTTGCCGACATGCGTGACGTGTTCGGCCCACCATGCTTCGGTGGCTTCGATGATGTTCATGGCTTGTTCTCCAGCTTGATATTCGGTTTGGTGCGATCCGCATGCGCATCGGCTGCGGGGTAGAGCATCAGCGCGACAGCCTCTTCGCAGCCATGCATCGACAGCGATTTAACGTGCCCGTCCTCGCGCCAGACCACGGCGCAGACATTCCCGAGCATGCCGTGTGCCGTGATCAGGTCGCGGGCGTCGTTGTCGATCCGGTCGGGCATGGTCACAGCGGCGGCATCCTGTCGCGGTTGCGGCGTTCCACTGGGGGAGCCCAGCGCTTGCGGTAGGCCACATCCGCGCGCCACTCCCAGACCAGCCACGCGATCAGCGCGATCAGGATGGCGGCGTAGCAGAAGGCGATGATTCGCATGGTCAGTGGCCTGGCGGTTGGATCGCTTGGATCTTCGTGAGCTTGTCGATGTCGATCTTGAGCGCGGTCTGCAGGTCGAGCGTGTACTGCGTCCAGGCGCCATTCGTGAAGTCGGTCGGGAAAGCTGGCATCGGCTCAAACTTGGTCAGATTAGACGGGAGCGCTACATAGACGGGCACCGGCACATCAACCGACCGAACCTCAATGGGCGTTGGCGTTGTCGCGCATGCGGCCAACAACGTCAGCAGGAGCGCCATGAGCAGCAGCCCATGCCTTGACCGACGGAAAAGTTTCATAGATCACCCGCAGCTTCTGCTGACTGGATTGGTTGGCGTGCTGTTGATCGGCAGCGAACTGGACGGCCTGCTTCGTGATGAAGGCGCCGTTCTGCATGTCGTTCTTGTACTTGTCGGCCCACTGCTTGAGCGCGACCCGCTGCGTCTCGATGGTGCTCAGGCTCACGTACTGCGCGGCCTCGAGTGAGGCAGTCTCGGTGACGAAGGCAGCGGCTTTCGCCTTGTAATGCCCAATCTCGATGTGCTGCCAGCCGATCACGCCAGCGGCAGCGAGTGCCAGCCATGCCCATGCCGGAACCTTGCGGATCCAGCTGAGTAGCATCAGGCCGAAGCTCACCGTAGCGAGTCCTTGCCGCTGAAAGCCCAGCGCAACAGCAGATAGCCTCCACCGACCACGACGATGATGCCGCAGACGATCCAGTCAAAGACGTTCATTACCTGATCTCTCCGTTCGTGATGAACCCGTGCCAGTGCCCAGAAGAGCTTGCATCGACTGACGGAGTAAGCGTCAAATCTTCAAAGTTGCTCCCGGTCATATCCCATATGCAGCCAACATCCCAGCCCCTCGCAACCGTCACCCCGTCCGCTAAGTGTTCAACCGCTGACGAATGAAAGGGGACAGCCAAGCGCTGCGTTCGGCAGTGCGGGCAGTCGAATGACAGACCAATCCTCGCGCCACCAATTCCGTCACCAATCCACCGGGGATCGAGGTCGGTCAGCTGCATGTCACGCGCCAGCTCGGTCGGTCGAGTTCGCCGTCTTGCCGATCGGCTTGCGCGTCACGTTGCGCAGCCAGACCACGATCACACCGAGCGTGAAGCTGATCGCGGCATCCGCCTTGCCGACGTAGGCATGCAGCAGGGTGCTGTTATCGCGCGCGTATTCCAGCACCGGGGCAGCGGCAATCAGGTGCGTGCCGAGCCAGATGGTCTTGCTGTGCCACCAGCGTTTGGCGTCGGTGTAGATGGTCATGGTGCTGCCTCGCAATCGGCAAGCTGGCCGCCGGCCGCCAGATAGGCCGCCTGCATCACGGAAAGCTGGTTTTCGTGCTGGCCATAGCCCGCGCCCGGCAGGCTGGCCCAGATGTGGGCGATCGCAGCGATGGCCTGCGCAAACTGCCCGGAAACGATCAGATCGAACGCGCGACTCTCGCGGATCTGCTGGATAGCGATTCTGTCTTGGCTGACCGGCCCGAAGTCCGGTAGCCGCAGCTGCGACTTGTAAGCGCTGAAGTACCTGCTCAGCAGCTGATAGCGGCCGGCCGCGGTGCTGCGGTAGCGCGGGTTATAGACGTTCGGGTGCGACGCGTAGCTGTCGAACAGCAGCGGGGCACTGGCCGTCGATCCCACCAGCACGTTGTAGCCGTCGTCACTGGCTTCCAGCAGGCCGGGGCCAATCTCTGATGCCGCGATGCAATCCAGCAGTGCGCAGACGTTCTGGCCGCCAGCGGCTTCGGGGGTGATGCGTGGCATCAGTGTCCCGCCCCTGTCCTGCGCAGCTCCTGACTGGCCCGCATGTCCTCGACCAGCGTCTCGATGTGCGCCAGCGACTGGCCGATCTGCGCGGTACTGGCGGCGTTTGATGCCTGCATGGCGCGAATCTGCGCATCGTGAGCGGCCTGACCCTCGCTCAGCCGGCCGATCTGCCCGTACTGGATGCCCGCATTGAACGCGAGCGTGATGAGGAACGCGACGACGGCGAATACCGCGCCGATCTCGATCGTGCTGCGTGTCTTGTCCTGCATTGCCATGCGTCTCTCCGCGTGCTGGTTGCCCCGCACGCGGCGGGTGTTGATAGGTTCCAGCCCGGTCAGCGAGCGGTCGGGGGTATCGACCTCGGCGTTGGGGGCTTGTAGACCGCAGCGCAGCGAGCCTCGCGGCTGGCGGGAGTGCGCATGTAGCGGCCGGGCTGGGGTGGTGCTGGCCCCGCATAGCGAGGCCGTAGCTGTGTCGCCGCGTGGGCGATCAGCTGCTTTGCAGGCCCGCACGGATCACCCGTGCCGTACTTACGTCCCGCGCTTATCAAGTGCAACGGGAGCCTGCAAATTGGCGGAAGGTTGAGGAGTCGAACCCCTACCGTTTCCGGTCCCTCCGGGTTCAAACCGGATCGCCAGCCAACCTAGCGGAACCTTCCGTGAGACGTAAAAAAGCCGCGCTGGTTAGGCGAGGCTTTTTGGAGTGGTTCCTATGAGGAATGACGCGAGGCTATCGGTTTCAGTTCGCGCCGTCAAGCAGCATGGTGAGGCTTCCACTTCTTCGCCGCCTCTAGCTGCTCGGCCCGATATTCATCGAGTTCGATGCTCGTCCATTTCAGCGGGCGCGCCGTGCATTCGGAGTACACCCTGGCGATCGCTTGCCTAAACTCGACCCCTTCCTCCTTTGGAAAGCAGTACCACTCGCCGCGCGTCCTTCGATGGTTCATGGTGTTCATGAAACGCATCTCAAAGCGGCGGGCCAGCGGGAAGCCACCGATATGGGAGAAAACCGCAGCCGCGATGGGGAATGGGCAGCCCTGCGCTATTTCCTGCATGCGCTTGTACGGCACACGGCTTTCACCGACTTTCACATGCACGTTGTCGCCGAACTCGAAGAAGAACGCATACACGAAGTGCATCTCCATCGAGCGGCTTAGCTCGTTCAGAACGCCGCGCGGGTGTCTGCTTTCACGCGGCGTCATAGTTCACCTCTTCTGTTTCGCAAAAGGCCACGCCAAGATATTCAGCAATGAACTTGCGCGCCACCCGCAGATGCTTGTAGTAGGTGGTTCGGCCGACATGGTCGCCGCGCTTGCGCAGCCTGGCCTGCTTCGACTCGATCGGCTGGCCGGGCAGCCAGTATTCCAGCGTGACGATGATGGAAGGCAGCAAGCCCTGCGGCTGCAATGACAGCGCGCGAACCGCCGTATCCACTTCGTCTGCTGCGGTGCATGACGAGTAATACCCAAGCCCGTCAGGTGGCCGCCCGTGCCATTTCATCATGCTTGCCAGTGGGGAATCGCCGTAACTGGCGCAGCTGACCACGCCGTCAACGATGGTGGCCTTGATGCCGTACCTGCCGCCGCCGTATTCCTTGCCCCACTCGACCAGGCGGTTCTCAAGCGTGGTTGCGCGTCGTGTCATAGCTTTCCCCTCAGCGATTGCAGGATGGTGCGAATCCGGATGTCGTCAGCCCATTTCAGCCCCGTGGCGGGCTTCGGCGGGGTGGTGGCTGCCACACGTAGCGGCACGCGGTCGGCGGCGCGCTCGGTGGGCGTCAGTACGTCGCTGGAATGGCATGCGCTGTCTGGGCGTGGCTGGCGGCCGGGGCGCATCATGCGAGAGTCAGCTCAGATGCTTGAAACCAGTCCGCGCACCGCGTGTCGCTGTCGTTGAACCACTTGACGCAGTACTCGATGCCGTCGCGCGAGATGGTGGCGGAATAGACCGTTCCAGTTTCTTCAATCCCTTTGATGCTCACTCGATCCCCGATTTTGAATTGCAGGACGATGATGTTTTTTGCCGCGTTGCGCGAACGCACGTCGTTCATGGCCTTGTCACCAGCGCCAGCGCCTCATCCACCGACCGCACGATATGCACCTCGCACCCTGCGTCTCCGATGGCCTTGTGCAGCTTGATCTGGGCTGGCGTGAGGATGTCGCCGCGCCCCTTGAGGTTCTTGATTTCGACCATCCACGTTCTCCGGCGGTAGCAGACCAGCAAATCCATCACGCCCTCACCGCTGGCGCTCAGGTCGATCACGCAGCAGCCGATCTTGCGCAGTGCGGCCACGATCTGAGATTGGTTCGCGTCCACTTTGCGGCGTCGGTAGATCATGCTTTCCTCGCCATCTGAGTCCTCAAAATGCCCTCGGCGTGCGCCAGCCGAAGCTTAACGCGCGGCAGGCCACAGTTCACCAGGCCAGCAATGCGGTCGTGGCAGTTGCTGCAGGCCCATGCGCCAAACACGTCGTCGTCGAGCTTGAGTCCGGTGCCGCAGTAGCCGGCGAGCAGGTAGTAGGCCAGCACCGTCGTCTCGCCGCCGCCGTTGCAGCCTGGAAGCCTCACCTGGCACGGCATGCCGCGTGCGGCTTTGCGGATCTTCGTTTTACTCATAGCCCCCTTTGATCGCGCGAGATCACGCCCCATTTGCCACAGCTCATCATCCGTACTGCGTCCGTCGCTCATGCAAACATCTCCGTCTGCCGGCTATCACGTATGGCTGCAGCCTCACGGCGCGAACTCTGTGCCGATGCGAACAGATGCCAATAGAAGTCCCTGTTGACGCTTCCATGACGACGACGCGCGCACTCGGCGAGCAGCACGCGGGCATGCAGGATGGCGTAGGTTCGTGGATTCATGCCGCCACCCGTTCAACCTGCCGAGCCGCCCGAGCGATCGCCCGTTCCGCCACACATGCCTTGCACTCGCCGTTGAACTGCGACACGCGTGCGCCGACATTCAGCCGGTGCCAGAATTCAGCCGTGGTAGGCCACCAGCATTCCTCGCCGGTATATCCCTTCGCCTCGCATCGGCGGCACTTCTGGGCCATGCCCCAGTCGAAGGCGCGGATCATGCGGCAGCCTCGTTACACTTTGGGCAGGGAATCCCTCGCTTTGCTTCCGTGACAGACATGGCAAGCCAGTCGGTGGTGTGGTCGCAGAGCAGGCAATTCATGCGGACGGTGGCTAGGCCATCATCGAAATTGTCATGGGATGCATCGCAGACGTGCATCAGCTTCCTCGGCGCTGCCCTTGGCGGCTTGAGGTCGGCAAACATGTCGGGTAAGCGCTTCATGCCGCCCACCTCCCCGCCAGCACGTCATCCGAGTCCCTGATCCCTCGCGCGGCTTTGATGACGGGGCACCAGGTGACCGGCTTGCAGGTGATCCCCTGCTCTTCCGGGTGGTCGCCGAGATGGAAAGCCATCGTGATGGCGTCGGTGCACTCGGTCTTGCTCAGGTCGAGCGAGCTACCGCCCAGCATGATGAAACCCGGAGAGCCTTCGCCTCGGTCAATCGCTGGCATCATCCGCCAGCCGAGAATCGTCCCGGCTATCAGGTGGCGGAAGTCGTCCTTGCTCAGCCGCTGGCCGTGCCAGATGATCTGGGCAGCCAAGTCGCCACAGGCGGCGTTGAGCAGCTTCTGCTGCTCGCGGGACAGCATCGACTGCCAGGGTTCGCGGGTGGCTGGCTTCATGCGCCCACCCTCGCCTTCCGCCACTTCGCGGACTTCGCCCCAGCCTCGCTGGACTTGAGCTTGACGACCTCGCCATGCGCGTGCATCGCCCGCAGCGCTGACGCAACACCGATCCACGATTCGTGGCCGATGAGGTTGGTGATCTGGTTCGTTGTCAGCGTCTGGTCGCCAAGTACGTCGGCGATCAGCTTGTGCGTCTTGTTGCGCGGCTTGGACTTCGTGGCCGATACGCGGCGAGGGCTTGGTTTTGCCGTTTCCGGGTAGCGCGCGGGTGCGATCTGGGCATTCATGCGGCGACCTCGTAAACAAACGGCGGCTCGCCCGTGATGCGCTTGCGTGGCCCTGACCGATGGCGGTTGACCTTGCCCAGCGTGGACAGGTCAGCGAGCGTCTTGCCTACCGTGCCGCGGTGCAGTGACAGGCAGCGGGCCAGCTCATCGGCAGTCATCGGAGCAAGCCGCAGGGCAGCCACAACGCGGTGGTGTGAGTGGATCATGCGTCGGCCTCCGTGTGAGGTTTGACGGGGTCGATCTTGAGCTTTGCGGCAAGGTCGGCGATGTGCCGCATCCCCACTTCACGACTACTCTCGCTCTCGGCTTGTGTCGGCGTCGGCTCGCTGGCGACACGCGGCAGTGCTTCGAGGAAATCGACCGGAGCAGGCCAGCGCCGTTGGCGTGATGCCAGCGTGCGGAAAGCCTCACGAAAACGCTGCCTGTCGCGAGCTGGATCGAGCACGCGGCCGTGAACCATGACCTCATGCCATGCCAGCGCCGTGCCTCCCATGACCTCAGCCGCTGGCGTGTTCTCCAGCGAGAGCGGCAGCAGCTTCTGCATGCCCGTCAAAATCTCTTCCAATACCCAATCGGTTGCCATGTTTCATGTCCTCCAGTGCTTGAATGGCTTGCGCGGTTTTGCCCAGCTTTGGCGTGTTTTGCGGCCCGGCGCGAGCGAGTGGTGTGGGTGATGCGCCGGCTGCATGCAGCGAGCGGGCGGTCTTGATGGCGTAGACGAATGGCTCGGCAATGCGCCGCTCCATTGCCGCGGTCACAGCGTCAGCGAGCTGCCTCGGCGTGACGCCTTCGGCAAGGGCTGCGATCAGATCGGGATGGCTTGGGTTGATGTGGATGCACCCCGCCTTGCGCATGGCGATGGTTGCTAGTGCTTCCGGGGTTGGATCGACGGCATCACCAGGCGGTTCGCCTGCCTCGTCATCAACCTCGTCGGGATCGCCCGCGCCTATATCTCTCTCGCTCTTAATCCCTGTCCCTGTCCCTGTCCCTGTCTTAGCCGTGTCAGGTGCGTGACACGTCACGGTGACAGGTGCGTGACACGTCACACCATTCTTTTCACATAGCTCACGAAGCATTCCGGTAGGAACATTCCATGCGAGCGTGATCCCTTTTCCACGCAGCGCGGCGAACGCATCGCGTCGGAATGCCCTTTCCCGTGCCTTTCGGTCTTTCTCGTTCTCCTTTTCAGCGCGATATTCCGTGCGCTCCGCCCAGGCTTCCAACGCCTTTTCCGCCACGACTGGATGGTAGAAACGTCCGTCGTCGCACTCGACAAACCCGCGCATAGCGCCGGCCTTCACCTTGCGCCATCCCTTCAAGTCGCGACCAAACCCGGCATATGCGGCCAAACTTTGGTCGTCAATCGGCAGACTTGCGGCCGGAACTTGATTCCAGCAGGCGCACCAAAGCAGTACGGCGGCACGGAATTCATCACCGCTGGCCATGATGGCGAGCTGGCTATCGCGAAGGCGATTGACGTCCAGCGGCATGAACGGCATGCCTTGCAGGTTGACGTCAGCCGGAACCAAGGGAAGAGTCACGCAGCCACCCCACCAAACACCATCGACCGATACACCACCCCCGGCGACCCATGGCCCTTGAGCCGTGGCGCCGTCCTGTCTGTGCCAACCATGACGCGCGCAGCAAGCGCACGCTTGATCGGGGTACCCCATGCCCTGCCCCCGTTCAGCGGAACGATGCCCTCGCGCTCAGCGGCGGTCGAAACCTGCTCACCCGTGAACTCGAACTGCTCCCGCGCGTACTGATAGATAAAGGCCTCCGCGCGGGCCGGAAAGGTGTCGTCCAGGCGCTCGGCTTTCTCGGCGGATAGACGCATGCCGCGCTGGCCGGCTGCTAGTGCTGCGGTGAGGTTTAGGGAGAGTTGGTTCATATTTGAAATGCCCCGTCGATCATGTCCGCGCATCGGCGCAACACGCTGGCAACATCTCGCGGCTTTCCGATGCGGTCATCGCGGCCATTCAACCAGCCATGTTTGAACGCCGGGGACTCGTTCTTGTGGCAGTCGGGCAACGTGTTGCTGGCTGAATCACGCCCGGCAAAGTACCCGCGTACCATTGGGTTATCGAGAGCGTTCACGCCTCCACCCCGCACTCTTCTCATGCGAACATCCTTGATTGGCGTTGTATTAAGTGCGTGACGCTGTTGTGTTTTTTCTGATTTTCTAGCGCGGTAATAACGCGAAGATTGAACTCGTTATGAAGTCCACAAACAAAGGGCGACTGAAGCGGGACAACGTGATCAACTTGATGGGGAATGCCTGATTCGATGGTGGTGCGCACAGCCTCATCGTAAAACGCCTTTACGGCTGCTCCGTCCGCCCACGCCACCGACGCAAAGTGAATTACGGCTCGGCGCCTCGCGGTCTTCGCGTTAACTGCCCCGCGATTATTTACGCGCCAACTGCGCCCCGCATATCGACACGCCAGCAAATACCTCTCACGGTTACGCTCCCTCCATCTCTTACGCCCCGCCTCTTTCTTTTCCGGGTTGTTCGCTTCCCAATTTGCGATGGACTTTGCAACGACTTCCTTATGCATCGAGCGGTACTTTCTTTGATGGGATCGGTTCGCGTCTTTGTTTTCTGCAACCCACGCTGATTTATTGGTGCGTGTGCGGTCAGGATTCTCAGATGCCCAGCGCAACGAAGCGGACTTAGAACATGCCTTGCATGAGCTTTTAAGTCCGTCGTGATAATGGGAGTCTGCGTAAAACTCAGAGCGCGCCTTCGTTTCGCCACACTTTTTGCAAGTCTTCATGCGATGAGCCTGCCTTGCCTTTGGGCATCTTCAATCCGCCTGCAAGCAATCTCGAAGTATTTGGGCTCAATCTCGCAGCCAATGAAGCGCAGGCCACGGCTGACGGTAGCGACGCCAGTCGATCCGCTTCCCATGTACGGATCAAGGATCAACTCCGGCTCGCCACACTGTTCGATACACCAGTGCATCAGCCGCAGAGGCTTTTGTGTAGTGTGTTCGCGCAAACCGCCGTTCTCTCCAATCTTGTCGCAAGCAAGTCCCTTCCATTTCATGCTGAAGATCCGCGCAGCCTTATCCATCGAATGCCACATAAATTCGACGTCTGAGAAGGTGTCCCATGGCTGCATATCGCCAAGCTTGTTCCACGCAAGCCAACGACCAGAGTCAGGGAGTCGCGGGTAGAAGTGGTCGGCGCCGAACATCAGGACGTTCTGGCAAATCGCAATCAGGTGAGCTGGGTCGAAGGGCGTCGCGTCGCCATGAATCGGCGGGCATCCGCGCTTGTTCGCAGCCGCCGTGTTGCCTATGCGGCCGTCATGAAACCCGCTATGCGCGTAGGCAATCCCATACGGCGGATCTGTTATGCACGCATCGACTTTTGGGAGTGTCGGTAAAATCTCCCTGCAATCGCCCAAGTAAAGCCGTGCGCTTCCGATGATGACTGGCTCAACCATTGACCACCTCCAACACTGCTGCGCTAAAGGGGAATTGCTCAAAGGTCTTGCCTGACTTTCCGCCATGCGCCGGGGCGGACGGATCGGCGATGTTCATGCGTCAATGCCTTCACTTCGTGAGGTCAGTTGCAAAAAAGCCCGCACCGTGAGGCGCAAGCCGTGAGATCAAGCTGCTTTCTTTTTGGATCGCGTGAACGTCTTGCCGAACACGTCAGGGCGCAGCAGTTCAAGAAATTGGCGCCGCGCCTGCGGGATGCCGTTGGCCTTCCACTCACTCACGGACGGCGGCTGGATACCGCAGATACGGGCCACCGCGTAGGTGCCTCCGAGAGCTTCGATAAGCGGTGCGTCGCTGTGCATTTGCTTTTCCATGTGCCTATGGTAGGTGCACCTTACCGGAAATGCAATAGGCACACCTTATGCCGGAAAAGTCTGGCTGACGAAAATAAGTTAGGTTTGCCTATTGACAAGGGCGATAGGTGCACCTAATCTACTCCCAGACCAACGGGAGACACCCATGAAAAACGTCTACGCCACCTGGACACTCGACGACGGCAGCTATCGCGGCGTCGTGATCTCCAGCAAGACCTTCGACACCACGATGCGCACCGAGCAGACGTACAAGACGCCGCAGGAAGCTACTGCTGGAGCGCGCGCACTGATTGATGCGCTGGTGTCGGCATGAACACCACCGTCATCTACATCGCCCAGCAAGTCGGCAACACCTACCGCGGCGAAGTGCTCGACGCCAAGACGTACAGCTGCCTACTCAAGACCGCGCACACCTACCCGAACGAGACGATTGCCAAGATCGCCGCGCGCCGGACGTGGCTGGATCAGCAAGACGCCGTCGACCACGCCGCGATGATGCGCGACTCGGTGAGGCAGGCGGACAAGGCGGAGGGGTTGGCATGAACGCCCGCCCGATCCGCCAGCAGCTTCTGGCCCGCGATCTGATGCAGTGCCGCGAGCATGCAGCCGAGAACGCCGTGTTCAACCGGCAATCCCCCTCCGCGATCGTCCGTGAGCAGCTCGCGCAGTACGCCCGCAACCAGCGCGCCGATGCCGGTCGCGTTGCATCTGCACTGCGCGACGTGGCCGAGTCTGAGCCTGTACCGCCGCCGCTGACCCGCAGGCAGCTGGTCGTGTCCTTGATCGGCTGGTTCGCCGTGATGGCCTTCTCGTGCTGGCTGGCTGGGTGGACGCCATGAGCCGCGCCGAATACAAGGCCCTGCAGGACGCCATCAGGCCATTCGCGCCGCCGACCGTTCGCGGTGACACCGACCGGATCCTGATCCAGGCCCACGAGATTGCACGCCTTCGCCGCGAACTTGAATCCCTACTGCGTCTGCCGTTCGATGTGGATCTGAGCACCAGCAATCGGCTTGAGGACGAAAACGAAGTGACGGCAGATCCAGCCATCGTTCGGCAGGTGATCGATGACGTGATCGAGGACAACCTGATCCTGATCGAGAGCCGGGTGATCGCGATGATGCGCCGGAGTAATGCGGCATGAGCGATCTGATCATCGACGCTGACCTGCAATCCCTGCTTGACGCCAGCCGCGCCGAACGTGAACGCCGCAATGCGCCTTATCCAAACCTGCGCCGCTACACAACAGACATTTCACCGCCGACCGCATCCGCTGCGATCTTGCTCCCCACAAGTAACAAGGCGGATGCGGTCGGCAACTACTCCTGCAGCACCAATCAAACAACGAGGATTTGAACATGGCATCAGCAAAGAAAGTTACCGGACGCCCTGTGATCGTCTGCACTGAGCATCGCGGTGTGTTTTTCGGCTACGCGAAGGAAACGGGCGGCACGGAAATCAAGCTTGAGCGCGCCCGTATGGCGATTTCATTCGGCACCACGCGCGGCGTGATGGAGCTGGCCGAGACTGGCCCGACACGCAACAGCAAGATCAGTGCGCGGGCAGATATCGACGTGCGCAAAATAACCGCCGTTTTCGAGGTTACCCCTGCCGCGACGCAGGGTTGGGAAGCGGCGCCGTGAGCTGGCCGGTTTACAAGTCACGAGTGACCGTCTGTGACGTACTGGACGCTGGTGCGTGTATTGATGGCGTGCTGGGTTTTGTGAAAAAAGATGGCGCCATTGTTGGAAACGCATCGGATTATCTGCGCGAAGAGTGGATACAGAGAGTCGCCAACGGGTCTGGGTCCGGGGACGGGTCCGGGTACGGGTCCGGGGACGGGTCCGGGTCCGGGTACGGGTACGGGTCCGGGGACGGGTACGGGTACGGGTCCGGGTACGGGTCCGGGTACGGGTCCGGGTCCGGGTCCGGGTCCGGGTACGGGTACGGGGACGGGTCCGGGTACGGGTACGGGTACGGGTCCGGGTCCGGGTACGGGTCCGGGGACGGGTACGGGTACGGGTACGGGTCCGGGTACGGGTCCGGGTACGGGTACGGGTCCGGGTCCGGGTACGGGTACGGGTACGGGCATGAACGCCATCCGCAACACGTTCGCCAAGTGGGCGCCGATTGATGCCCATTACGTCGATCCCGAAGCGCTTAGGCTGTCCAGCTTTGCGCAGTCGTCAGCGACGCGCCAAGGTCACGTCGCCCCCTTCCGCCTGCACTCCGTGACCACGCGCGAAGGGTCAGCCAAACCCCGGATTCGCGTGACTGTGCCGGCGCCCCTTCCAAACAACGAGCCGGCGCTTACCGGCGAGAAAAATTCCGGAGAATGAAATGCAACTCAACGAACTGATCATCCAGCGCAACAAGTACGCCTTTGACCATCAAGGCATCGAAGCGGGGGGTATTGGCGGCCGCGTTGCGTTCTCCGATCCGAATAAGCACGAGGTGACGCTGCAG